TGCTTTTTGAGCAGGTGAAATTTGCGGTTCTCCTACGAGCGACGGACCGGGACGCAAAGGAGCATTTGCGTATCTATCCTTTAAACCACCTAAAAAGTCACGCCCACCAGAAGCTTGCATCGCCCCCGGCTCTAAGGTGCGACCATCTCCTGCATAACCATACGGATCTATAATAGAATCCAACGGCGTTTCCATATGGGCAAACTCTTCTATGCCTTCTGGAACTGGAGTTGGTTCTACGACAAGAGGAAACTTTTTGTTTGCAAAGAGTATGTCGATGATCTGCCCATACGCAGCAAGAACTTTAGTTTTCGTAATCTTGATGAATACTTTTGATCTTTCAGAATCACGGTACTGTGTTGTGGAGTCATAGATACCACGAAAGTTCTTGTACGATTTTAGCCAGCGTTGCTCATAAGCATACCGACCATTTTCGGAATCCTCAAACTTTTTGCGAATGTATCCTGCCAGCCCTGAAAAAGCTTCTTCAGGGTTGTAGACTACGACCTGTTCGTCATCAGGGGGTTGGAGAAAATTTTCAGACATCTGATTTTAGTAGTCGCGCTGTTCAGCCATTTTCATAACTGATGGGTCAACGGCTTTCTTGGTCATCTTCTTTGGCATGTCTTCGGTGAGTACACCTTGCTTTGCCATAGTGTCAAACTCAAGACCTTCCCGATATAGTTTATTGCATCCGCCCATATCATCAACGCTAGTTTTGTCGCTGTTCATAATATAAGATGCACCCATATTCATGTTCATGGTTAGTCTCCCAATTTATGGTGTGTAAGAAATGAAGCCGGTTGCGTCTTTACCTTCACGAGCGGCTTCTCTCGCTTGGCTCAATCTATCACCGATAGAAAGAAAAGATGGTGGCGTAAGAGAAGTAGGCTGTGGCACGTTTGTGACAGGTCTACCCGGCGCACCTTGAACTTGTTGCTGTCTTGCCTGCGCTGCCTGTATCATACTAGGCACTTCTGGTATGTCTGTTATGCTTCCCGGAAGGGGGCTAACAGCAGACTCTAAGACACGAAATCCTGTTTTTAATGTTTCGACTGGAGATGGTGGTACATAACCTTCAGGATATGCTTCACTTAACATTTCTCCTGTTTCTGTTGGCTGAGAAAAACCTAAGTCTTGCATCTGTACATCAGATTGTACGTCTGACGCAGCCATCGCCTTAATATCCATTAAAGTTCCCAGCATAGGAACAGAAGCTATACCGCCTACTATTGTTGCAAGGGGTTTGTAACCTTTGCGAATAGTAGAAAGTATGTTATTTCCTTTTGCTACCTTCGCTTCTTTATTAGCAATCTTAGAAGCCTCTTGTTTTATAACACGAGCTTCTGCTGCTTCTTGTGCGCCTTTTCCTAGCTCAATATCCATTTGTTGTTCACGGAGTTGAGAAGCTGTTATTTGTTCGCGGGATAACTGCTTAGATAACTCAGGATCAATCTGCCCAGCAATGTTTCCACCGACTACTTCTCCGCTAGGGGGAAGACTTTTAAAAAAGTCATCACTAACTGCTGCTTCGTATCCTAGCTCTTCCAAAACTTCTTGCGTGGCTGCAATGGTAGATGTTCGTCGAGATTGATCTGTTACACCTACATCATTTAGAAACTGAGCAGGGCTTTTACTTTCAGATGCAGCAGAAAATAGAGCTAGGTGTCGTGCTGTAATTTTTTCTAGCTGCTTGCGTCTAGCAGCAGAAGCAGCATAATCTTCAGCCACATCTGCTGATGCACGAAGAGTCAAAGCTTTTCTAGCCTGACCAGAAACGTCAAAACCAGAAAGAATACTTTCATTTAAGTTGCGAAGTTTCTTAACTCGCATAGGCTCTTGACGTTTGCCCTTTATTTTACTTGTTACAGTTAAGTATTCTGGGCCAAACACCTGATCAAATACTTTGTTTATACGAGCAGAGTTTGCTTGAGGATTTTCAAATAGTAATCCTGTCTTTCTATCTCCTATGTGCATTTTAATTGCATCTAAAATAGGAGGAGCAAAAACAGCCTTTTTAATAGTTGTTTTACCAGCGTCTTTAATTTCAATGTTTTCAGCAACGCCAGTTTTAAAATTTATATCTTCAATATTGATTCCGGCTAAATCTTCTGGTCGGTACCCACCTAGCATGTGCATAATAAGCTGGGCTGATGCTTCTTTATCTCCGGCATTTTTTAAAGCTATTGCAGAACTTTTTAATTTAGCAAATACATCGTCTGGAAATTCTTTTACTGTTGCACGAGTTACTTCAAAGTTAAATGTTTCTTTGGCTACAGCTTTACCTAGCTGTGATTTTAAGGTTCGGCTGGGCCAGCTTGGTCCGTGTCCTGCATCTTCCAAAATGCCAGAAAGAAATGCTTGAGATCTTGTTGCTTGGTTTTTTCCTAATTTTTGGTATCCCTCACCTTGCATCAATTTAGTAAAAGCGACAGGATCAGCAGTAACCTCTGCTGGAGTCATATCTAACATGCCCGACGTTTCAAAGAATCTTGTCGCAGCATTTATCTTGCCTTGACTCATATCCTTTGTTTCGTCTAGGTTACGATTAGCAAACAAGTCACGGAGCGTGGTATTATTTATAGTTTGAGGTCTGCCGTCAGGGCTGGCAGCAAGCATATCCTCAAATTCTTTGTTAAACTTTGCCATTCGTTAATATCCGAATACTTCGTCTTGAACCTTGTACACGTGGTTCTTGATTGCGCCTAGCTGTGAGTGAATCGATGCGTAACCGCTCATGCGGGTCATCACCATGTAACGGAGTGCATCGTATGCGTGATCTTCTGCCTTTGTATCTACGTCTTCGCTGTTGGTTTTTGAAAGAGGGATACCAGCAAGCTGTTTGATAATGTGTTGGCAGTTAGAGAATATTCTGAGGCGGGGTTCTTCTGTGTACGGATCGTCACCCAAGCGGCGGTGAACTTCCATCTTTCCTTGAATGCGATTGCGATCTGAAGGGGTCCAACGAACGCCTTGCCTCATCATAACTTCCGCAATAGACGGCCCAAAGCCTGTCTTATTCCAGCAGGAAGAATCGAGTACGGTGTAGTGAGGTAACGGATCAAGCTGCTCTGCTTCTAGTATTTTATCAGCTAATTGCTCTGCTGTCAAGTGTTTTGCATACAATTCACGATAAACCCAGATATTATTATCCCAGTCAATAGCCCCCCAAAGAACGCACGACGGGCTGGCGTAGCCGTAGTCCGCTGCTCTAATGCGAGGCCAATTGGTAGGTAAATCGAAAGGTTCGACAACGTGTCTACTCCGTGAAAATTCAGGGAAGGCCGCTCCCTCTGCCACATCCCAATCCCCTTCGAGAAGCCTCTTCCGCTCGACTTCTGGGAGCGATCTCAGCATGGCTTCGTATTGACCGTCTGCCATGAGGTGGGGATTATCTGTCAACCGTGCCGGTACGAACTTGCGGTAGAACAACGGCTGACCTGCCTTTTCGTGACCTTGAGGCCACACAAACGGCTTCATCGTATCTATGTCGTATGCGGGAAAGGCTTCGTTCTCTGTACGAGAATCGATGTACATCTTCTTTACCCACCATCCACCGACACCGCCGGGGTTGGCTGTACAACGCATATATAGATTCTTTTGTAATTCGGGATCGGTAGAGCGTAGGCGGGAACGTAGGTAGTCCCAGACGTACGGTGTTGGGTATTGAGTTATTTCGTCGATGCCTATCCAGTTGAACGCCTGTCCTTGAAAACGGGTAACGTCCTTGTCTCTGTCGAGATAGGTAAACCAGATGGTTGCACCCGACGGGAACACCCACGTTGATTTTGATTCACGGAACTTTGCTCCGGGAAACGCCTTCGTATAGAGTTGGCGTGATTTGTCTATGAGTTCTGTTAGTTCGTCGAGTGTGCGCCGGAGAAGAAGACCTCGATGATTGGGATTGTGGCAATAGCGTAGGGGATCAGCAAGTAGAGCGAACGACTTACCACCACCAGCGGCTCCACCGTAGAGAACGTCTTGTTCGCTTGCCGAAAGAAACTCCTCTTGAGGGCCTTCGTTCGGTTGAAAGACAACTTCAGAATCACCGACGAGTTCTGAAACGGGTCCGGGTAGAACGGAGAGATCTCCCATGTCGACAACTGCGCTTCCCTTTCCAGAGATTGCCTTTTCGACTTTTCCAATTGTCTTCTCCAGTTCACGGGCGTAACTTCTCTGGTCTTCAGCTTTCTTTGTTGACTGCGCTGCTTTCTTCTTTGCAGTCCGTAATCTTTTCTGTGCAGCACGACGAGCACGTTCAGCGGTGGATAGCTGATACGTTGCTTTGGGTGCGTTGGGGTCTTTGGGGGGTCTACCGGCTCGTTTCTTTGGAGCCGTTTGCTTTTCTTCCACGATGTTTCCTTGCTTGTCCAATGAGTATGCTCAGTTCTTTTGAAAATTCTGTGCCTGTCATTCCCTTTGGTACAGGAATAGCGTCACCACGACGCATAGCTACTTCGATAGCCTCTTCTTCAGATAGCTTGCTCAAACCTTCTTTTTCGCGACGGATGGTCGGAGCAATGTATTCTACACCGTCTTGTTCGAAGCTGACAGTACGAACTGTCTCGTTTGCATAGGTTGTTGGTGTAGACGGGTCCATTGCCCGACGAAGCCACATAGGACGTTCAGCCATAAGTTAGCCGTCTTTCTCTGCACTACTAGCTGCTTTGCGACCTCTGTATTTTTTTAGCAGATCACCCATTCTGCCAACAGTGCCGTCTTTTTCCATAGCTTCATAGATACGACGCATTTCTGGGGTAATTCCGTCGGGATTATCTCCAAACTTTTTTAGGAAGTTTTCATAATCAATTTCAACTTCAATTTCATTTTCAGACATTGTAGTTCGCCTTTCTTCCACGACAGGTTTTGCCACCGCCAGCCAGTTTCTTTCTGCCGTACACGTTTTTACTAATTTCGTTCTGCCACCTGTCCAACTGTTTATCTGTCAGGTTGCTTATGTTTTCCATTGCAATGATGCGTATTTCTTTGTCTGTACGACCGTCGGTACGAATTTCTTTGTCGTTAGCCATCGATCACGACCTCTTTTTTAGGGGGTAGCAGAACTACGCCGTGAACGGCGGTTACATTGTGGTTGATTTGTTCTTGTTTAGCTACGCCGACGCGGTTGAGGAGCGATTCGGCAGCTTTGAGACGGAGATCGTCTCCACGTTCTGGGGCGGGGTTGTCTATCGTTGAAATTACGCGGTTAGCAGCCTTTAATGCGTTGGTTGCAAGGACCTGCTTGGTGCGTTCGATGATTTCATCGGATAGGGTAGACTTGAGCCACGCTGCTGAACCACGTGAGTAGCCTGCATCGAGGGCTGCAGCGGTGACCTGACCACCGTTTTCAAATAGCAACTCGAGGAATTGTTCCTGTTGAGGTGTTAATTCCCTTTTTTTGTTTGTCTGGGGTAACAGATTCATCGTTTTTTTCCGAAACCGACGCACATTTCCATCGAATATTGAGTTCGAAGAGGTTTGCTTGGGTTACGAAGGATGCCATCTCGTCTACACGAGCCTTACAGGCTTCCTTTGTTTCGTAGGGACCCCTCGTATCGTTGAGTTCGTGGCACGTGTCGGGCGAAACCGACAGGCAGACAAGTATTGCTGCTTCGTAGAGCATGTCGATTTCCTGTGAAAAGAGATGTGGGACCGATAACTTAGCCTACACGTCCCTTTTTCAAGGTTAATAATAGGATTTTGTCGGACTGCGCTAGATAATCTAGCCCCACAACCCAAGTATAGCCCCTAGATCTATGTAAGTCAACAGAAAATATCGTATCGAATACCTTTTTCTTAAAAAAAATTTAGAACGGGGTCGGTTTTGGGTTGACAAATGGCGATTTTACCTGTATGATGAGGGTAAGACCCGCCGGGAAATAACCCCATTACCTACCGGGACACGTCGGGACACGTAATACGTCGGTTTTGTACCCCATTGGGAGATCCCTTTGGGGTCTTTTTTTGTCTAGATCACGGGGGCTATCCCAATGGGGTCCCCCCAACACGTCGGTTT